AGCGATGCAAGAAGCTGCTCCGCGAAGCCGGGATCGAATACACCTTCGCTGTCTATGACGGCGCGCCTCAGTTCACGATCCCCGCCAGAAAGGTGCCTCTCTGGCTGCGCATGTTCTCCGATAAGACGTTCGGCCCCTGGCTGTTCGACGAGAACGACGACGTATTCTTCGAGGAGATCCTCTACTGGGATGGCTACAGAGCTGGACCGAACAGCACCCAGTACGTAACAACAAACAAGACCAACGCCGATATGGTGCAGGCCTTCGCACACATCACGGGCAGGAGTGCGGTGATCAAAGAGAAGACGCGGGATATGCCACGCTGGAATACGGCGTACTACGTTGATATCTGCGATAACCTGAAGAACTGCCACGAGATCCGCGTGAAGCCGAAGATCTCCGAGTATGTCGGTGGGATCTACTGCGCCGAGACGCCGACGGGGTTCTTCCTCGTGCGAAGAGGTGGGAAGGTTTGGGTGACCGGCAACTCGGGACGTGGTGTTCAATTGCAAAACCTCGCCCAGAACCACATCCCCGATCTGGCACAGGCCAGAGAGATGGTGAAGCAGGGCGACCGGGAAGGCGTAGCCATGCTGTATGACAGTGTGCCGGATACCCTGAGCCAGCTGATCCGCACGATGTTCGTGCCGAAGGGAGGATGTACCTTTGCTGTGGCTGACTTCGCTGCGATCGAGGCGCGCGTGATCGCGTGGCTTGCGGGCGAGCAGTGGCGGCAGGATGTATTCGCCCAGGGCGGCGACATCTACTGCGCCTCGGCCAGCCAGATGTTCCACGTCCCCGTGGTCAAGCACGGCGTGAACGGACACCTCCGCCAAAAAGGGAAGATCGCAGAATTGGCGCTTGGTTATGGCGGCGGCGTTGGTGCGCTGACGGCGATGGGCGCTCTGGACATGGGCCTGGCTGAAGAGGAACTGCCGGACATCGTGAGGCTGTGGAGACAGGCCAGCCCGAGGATCTGTGATCTGTGGTGGGCTGTTGGCGATGCGGTGATCAATGCGGTTAAATACCGAGAGCACACGGTGCTCATGCACGGCATTGAGATCTGGCGCACGAACCGGCTGCTCCACATCCAGCTGCCCAGCGGACGAGCGCTTAGGTACTATCATCCGCAGATGACCACCAACAAGTTTGGCGGTGAGAGCGTGAAGTACCAGAGCTATGAAGCCGGTAAGTGGGGCTGGGCGGAAAGCTACGGCCCGAAGTTCGTGGAGAACATTGTTCAGGGTATCGCCCGAGACTGCCTGCGGGATGCGATGCTGAGTGTTGCACTTCGCTACCCGGACATCGTGATGCATATCCACGACGAGATGGTCGTCGAGGTACCGACCAGATGTGCAGAGCTGGCGCTGAAAGATATCAGCGCAGTTATGGGCAGGCCCATCCCGTGGGCACCCGGTCTGCTGCTGCGCGGAGACGGGTACCTGTGCGACTTCTACATGAAGGACTAAGGAGGAAACGATATGACGGTTGAAGAGAAGCGCTCCGTTATCAAAAAGTATTGTTCTGGGCGCGGATGCTATAGGGATAAATGCGTTGTCTGTCGCGTCGCACAAGAAGACTGTGAGGCAGGTATAACCGATATCGAGGTATGCTATGCCACGGATTCCGAGGAGCTGCTTGATAAGCGGATCGCTGCTATCGAAGCCGAAACGAAGAGCGAAATCCGAAGCTCCAAGATCTCGCAGTGCATTGATCTGTGCGAAGCTCGCTCAACCTGTGACGAATGCCCATGCTCTGGCATTGCAGACAGAAAACACGACGGCGATTGTGAGTTCGATGAGTTCACTGAAGAAGACCTCGACGAGTACATCAAGTGCTTCAGCAATGAGAGGAGCGCGAAGGAGCTCGCAGCTATCTCTCACCCACGTAAGGTCGCTCCGCCTACCGAGACCAGCCTGAAGGACGCAATCCATCCGCAGCATTACAAGCTGCCGGGTGGCATGCAGGTGATCGACGTGGAGGTGGCGATGTTCGGCCGCGAAGCGGTGATGCACCACTGCCTCTGCACGGCGGCTGAGTATATCCTCAGGAGCCGACAGAAGAACGGCGTTGAGGATATCAAGAAGGCCCACTGGTGGCTGTGCAAGTACATCGAACTGGAAGCAGAAAGCCATGGAAAATAACCAGACGGAGATGCAGAATCTGGAACGTCGCGTTCATATTCTTGAGGCGGCGGTCGAGAAGCTGCTCTTGGAAAAGCCGTTTACCGATGACCCGGATCCAAAGGTGAACTATATGGTGAAGGAGCACGGCGAGTACATCACCAAAGCGCAGGCGGCGAAGATTCTGGGCGTGACACGGGCAACCGTGTACGCGATGCTGGCGGACGGCAGAATCAAAGGCGCATGCAGCGGAAGCAGAGTCAGCACGAGAAGTGTGGGCAACTACATCTTCGGTCCGGGCTGGAAGAGGAGAAGAAAGTAAATGAAGATCACGCTTAAAAACTACCCCGCTGATGCGGACGCGCTGGCCGGATGGGCTGCGGCGCTGTGTACGAACAGCAGCAAGCCGGACAGCGCCAGAGATAATGCGATGGAGTCTGGCCACTACTCCGTGCTGGAGCATGCGAACTTCACCTTTGAGATCGACGGCGTGAGCCGTTCGCTGATGGCGCAGCTGACGAGGCATCGCATCGCCAGCTTCAGCATTCTCAGCCAGAGGTACGTGCGCATGGACAAGGGCGAGGGCTTCCCGTATGTCGTGCCGATCACGATCCAGAGGATGGGCGACTGGGCGGTGAATACGTTCGCTCATCAGATGAAGACGATCAGCGAGTGGTACAGGGACTGGTGCGCCGACATCAAGAACGCCGGCTTCAGCCAGAGGGAGGCCAACGAGGACGCCCGCTATGTGCTGCCCAATGCCTGCCAGACGAAGATTGGCATGACCATGAATGCTCGTGAGCTTCTTCACTTCTTCGAGCTGCGCTGCTGTAACTGTGCGCAGTGGGAGATCCGCGAGATGGCATGGCGCATGCTGCTGGAATGCAAGGAGGTTGCCCCGAAGCTCTTCGCTGATGCTGGCCCCGGATGTGTGCGCGGCCAGTGCCCGGAGAAGATCAGCTGCGGCCGGCCGTACGCCAGCAGGAGGAAGCATGACTGAGGTTGGTATGCTGCTCCGGGAAGTTCGCACTCAGGGGATGATGCTCCGCCCGCTGGAGAGAAAGATCAACAACTGCAAAATGCCAGAGCTCAGGGAATCCATGATGGCGATGTACAACCGGGAGCAGAGGATCTACGATGCGAAGCTCAAGGAAGTACAGCCTTTCCTTGATAAGATGTCGCCAGGGCTTGTCACATTCTGCACCATGTATTACATCCACGGGTTCTCGCTGCTTGAAGTCAGCGACATGATGGAGAGAAGCTATCGCCATGTTCAGCGATACAAATCGAAAGTAGAAAAAGGAGAGTAACAATTATGATTCAGATGTACGACACTGCTGTCCTGATGAACAGCGAAGATTACAAGGAACGCTTTGCTGCTGAGTATTGGCAGACGAAGCTGCGCTACGATCGCCTGCACAGAATGGTCGTTCACTATGAAGCCGGTACTCTGGAATTCAAACCGAAGTGTTCGCTGGATCTGCTCAAGCAGCAGAAGGCCGCAATGGGTCAGTATCTCTATTGCCTTGAGGTTCGCGCGGAGATCGAGCAGATTATGCTGGATATGCCGAAGGAGGGCTGGCCGTCGTTCCAGCCGGGCGGAGAAGGCTACCGCCACTGCAAACTGGCTAACTGCTGCAGCATCGAGGAGTGATATGCAATGATGAAACAGGAGATGCTCTGCACCTGCGATATCTGCGGCGCGTCCGAGAAGGCCCAGATCTTTCACACTCCCTACGGGGATGAGGAATACATCCCGCCTAAGGGCTGGGGCGAATCGAAGGTGAACAAGGGCGTTCACCTGTGCCCGAAGTGCTGGGCTGCATTTGAGAAGGTGGTGAGAGAATGACTGTTACACCGAATTATGCAATCGCAAGGCTGGCGGAGATAGGCAGGAAGATCACTGAGGGACTGCGCAGCGCCAACCCGGAAGTACGGGAGATGGCTGAGATCGCCAATGGTCTGGTTGAGATCCTCTACGATGCGACGCATGGTTCTCATAAACCGCAGGAGGGATCCTAAGTGGAGTACATGAAGCCGTGCCCCTTCTGTGGCGATGCGCCGTACCTTGAGAGTAACCACCGCGCTTTTGTGATGGGAGAACCCAGTCGGGTGGCGCTTGTCCGCTGCCGACTGTGCGGTGCGAGAACCGACAAGTTCGACATCAAGCAGTACGGCAGGACGAATGCCTGCGCAGCTGCTATCGAGGCATGGAACAAGAGAGTAGGCGAAGGAGGGTAAATGAATCACGACGGTATTCTTACGATCAGCACTGGCCTGAGCCGCAGGGAGACAGACTGGAAACCGAAGAGGCTGACGTGGGGAGAGCTGTGCGAACAGCTCTCCTCCACCCGCTATACGGCAGAGACTGAGGCAGAGTACGCGGCAATGGACAGGACTGCGCGCGGCGAGGTGAAGGACGTCGGCGGCTTTGTCGGCGGCGAACTGACCAGCGGCCAGCGCAAGAACGGCAACGTCCGCAGCCGCCAGCTGCTGGCGCTCGACGCCGACTTTGGTACGCCGGATCTCTGGGGCGAGTACCAGATGATGTTCGACTGGGCGTGTCTGATGCACACGACCCACAGCCACACGGCCAAGGAGCCGAGGTACCGCATGTTCTTCCCGCTCACGCGCAGCGTATCGGCGGTGGAGTACGAAGCAATCGGCCGGCGCGTGGCGCAGGAGATCGGCATTGAACTGTTCGACGACACCACCTATCAGGCAGCGCGCCTGATGTACTGGCCTTCCACCCCGAAGGACGG